CCAATCAACCACGAGTGGGTGACCTAACACAGAATGGAGAGGAAAAAGTTATAGGTCATGAGTTACAAGGCACTACCTGTGTGGTATTGTACGAACCTACTACACCTGTTGAGAAATTTTTACCATCTACAAATCAAGTCAGTGTGACTGCAGCAATAGCCGTGGTTGCTACAGCATCTGCTGCTGCAACACCACTTTTATTAAGAGCAATAAAACCAATCATAAAAAAACTCACAACGACAGTCCAAAAGAAACTTGGAAAGCATCGTGAGTTGTCTAGGTCTGAGATACAGGCTAATGCTTATCGTGCTAAGAAGGGTCTTCCTCCTTTGAAGTTGAAATAGTATGATGATGATTAGGTAAAGTGTTAGGAGGATTCACAAGCACTACATCAGCACATACAGCATAGTAAGGTGAATTTTTTGCGAACATAATACCAGCTTTCATCAATTCTCCACAATTTTTTAATCTGGCTATTTCAAAGTCGAGTCTCTTGTTGGCATTTGTTTGTTGAATATATGCAATCTGTGATGCTGCTGCTTCCTTACATAACTTAGTGAGTTTTTTATCAAGTGGCCAACTTATCGTACCACTTATACCAATAGATATATTCTGATTATTTTTTTGACCAGTCCTTGTTGGAACGTAATATAAAATTTCACCAGGATTATCTGGCACACCATCATCATCAGCATCCACATTGTTGTAGACAGGATCATTATACATTAATTCAAACGGGTGCTGTTGTGTTAGCGATCCTGTGAAGAAGGGCGTAATATTCATGGTAGCACCTTGACATTGTATACCATTACTGTAAGTGTTGGTAATATAAGGTCCTTGTAAAACTTGTATAGCTTGATTGGTGACTGACCCACTTGAATTTGCCACTGGATTTGCTGTAGCAGAAACTCCCCCCACGTCTGTGTTTGCTAAGACTGGGGTAGTTATGGTAAAAAGACTAATAGCAGATAGTACTGATGTACTTATTGACTGAATATTGAAGTTGTATCTGTTACGCTTTGTATTGTTGTAGTCCTTTGTATTATAGTTTGCGTCTGAAGACCAGGTCCGACATAGTGTTCTGTGAATTGGAACGCTTGTCCGACATTTGTTTGAGTCCAGTTTGGTTTGTTGTCTGCATCTAAACCAGTCCATGTTGTAGTCACTCCATTCAAAGTATTTGTTTGAGCAGTCTCTGCATTAGGAGAGATGCTCGTACCATCGTGTTGTACATTTGTACCACTGACCGAATAAGTCCAACCAGTCGAATAATCCATAGAATTAATGGTTTCTGATATTGTGGATGTTGTTTCCGTCCGTGAGGTCATCGAGCCCTGTGTGAAGTTAGGCACAACAGGAACAGCTATCGCAGTCGAAGCACTCGCAAGGGCAATCACACCCACAGTCATCACACGATACAGTTTCATATCTTACCATAAATCTTATTTGATTGTAAGTTCAGTGACGTGTTGTCCTGTAGCCACAGTACCTGCACCACCAGCAGTTATTGTCATAACCCCTGCACTGGTTATAGTTCCTGCGAGTGTGTCTTTTGTACCAGCAGCAGTGGAAGTTTGATTACTGAAATTTCCTACAGCACCTACTGTTGGAGCTGATGTTGGAACAGCGTCCGCTTGAGTGTATGACTGGGTAAAGCTGAAAGCTGCACCAGGCACATCTTGAGTCGCTGCTATCGTACCAGGAGCATATACTCCTGAAGTTATAGTACCAACACTAACTGTGCCAGCTGTTGTACCATCAGTTGTGTCCACACCGTTCCCCGTTATCGAGAACGACGATCCAACTCTCTCAACTTGAGTTGCTGCTGCGTTCACTTGTAACTGTACGCTTGATGATAGTTTGTGAGTAATGTCCGCACGAGCACTCATCGGAGCAGCTAACGCTAACATAATAAAAGGAATAAGTTTTTTCATTACACTTACACGTAGCATTCTAGCCGTATTTATGATAATATATATCCAACGATAAAAATACCTAGAAACATGAGAATTTTTCTTGACACTGCCGACACAGAAGTGATCAACAAACACTATGTCACTGGTCTTATAGACGGTGTCACAACAAACCCAACTCTCATACGTAAGAGTGGTAGAGATCCTATCAAAGTTTACGAAGAGTTAGCAGAGTTAGGACTCACTGACATCAGTATGGAGGTTGGTGGTAATGCTATGGAGATGGTAGAACAAGGTAATAAACTTGCTACTTTGTTTGGAAAGGTTGCAACCATTAAGGTTCCATGTACCGTTGAAGGTCTATGGGTGTGTAGAGAGTTGAGAAGAAACCTTATAAATGTAAATGTAACTTTGATATTCTCAGCAGCACAAGCAATCCTTGCAGCAAAGGCAGGAGCAAAGTATGTTTCTCCTTTTGTGGGCAGATTGAATGACAACTCTGTAAATGGATTAGATTTGATTCAAGAAATCAATAGTATATTCACAATGCAAGGTGTTCATGAGACAGAGATACTATCTGCATCTATTAGAGATGTGTCTGGTGTGTCTGGTTCATTCGCTAGAGGTGCCGACATAGTTACAATGCCACCATCAGTATTTGAAAAGATGTACAACCACATCTTGACTGACAAGGGGTTAGAACTTTTCAATGCAGATTTAGAGAGCATAGCAAATGCGAATCATTCATAACGCAGTATCAGATGAACTCATCGATAGATGTCTCGATGAAATACAAAAAAAGAAGACGCAAGATGTTTGGGGTATATCCAAATGGAAATGGAATGCTCCACTAACTAAAGGTTTCAAACAATTTTGTTTCTCTTCTAGACCTGAGGTATATCAATTCAATGATCTTAGGAATCAACTCACACAATACTTTCACAGAGTACCTACAAATATAAACTATCATTTGTGGTTACCAGGTTCTGGTATCAACTGGCATGATGACAACATGAACCTCTACGGTGCTACATTATATTTGAATGATTGGGTACCAGAAAAGGGTGGTGTATTCATGTGGAGAGAAAAAGATACTGAAGAATTGAAGTGCATACATCCTCAAAGAAATATGCTCATGATAAATGAGTATGGAGAAGATCATGCTGTCACTCCTATCATGGTAAATGAGGGAGCAGGATTGAGATTGTCTGTGCAGATATTCTGTCAATACCCTAATGAAGAGTTGAATCAAGGTCAACCATCAGCACCTGTACCACCAGAAGGACATTACGATTAAATGCATCTTCACTCTAAACATATTGGTCTTGATTGGGCAGATGATGTAGAACTGCTCTGCAATAAACTTATACTACAACATAAATGGAGTAGTAAAAACTATAAGAGAGGTGAGTATGTATTTGATATAGCACCTAATAATCTAGGATTCTTTCAACCCCTGTTTGATATAATAAAACAAGAAGTTATAACACTATATCCTAAGGCAGATATACCAGATAGAATATTCAATAAGAGTTGGGCGTACGTATCTAATCAAGATAGGACTGTCAGTTTTTTTCACAATCATATTTCAGAAAAGGTAAGGAAGGATATATCCACTGTGTTCTACCTAAAAAAACCACCAAACTCAGGTGATATTATGTTTTTATTGGGAGAGGAAACACATATACATAAACCAGTAGAAGGTGAACTCATCATCTTCCCTGCTACATACTATCACTCACCTTTGCCATCAAAAACAAAGGAATATCGGATAGCAATCAACGTCAATGTAATGACTCTAAATGAGTATGATTACTTCCTTGACAACTGAGGTGAATGAACAGTATAATTATGTCGTTAGTTCAAAAAACAATGTCGAAGAAGGGATCTTTTCTTTCGAGATTCAAAAACAAATCTCAACTACTTGTATCTGCTGTTGAAAATAAGATAGACTTAGAGTATGATCATCCTAATCTTTATGATTCTCTAAGGTCTTTCTATCAGTCACAAGACATTTATTTTTACAATGATAGAGAAAGGGATTACGATGTTATTATGGAGAACTTAGAGTATGATTTATTGAATACGGGGTTTATTGGATGATTGAAAAAGAAAGAAGACCATGGGGTTACTTCACTGTCTTACAAAGAGGTGACAAGTATTGTGTCAAAGAACTCTTCATAGAACCAGAGATGAGGATCTCTCTACAATTCCATCGGTATCGCACTGAGGACTGGGTTGTTGTAGAAGGTGATGGTATAATAACTCAAGGTAATTTAGAGACACCATGTAAAGTTGGCGATACATTCTTCATACAGATAGAACAACGTCATCGTATACAGGGTGGTAAAAAGGGAATAAGAATTATAGAAGTACAAAGAGGTGACTGTCAGGAAGATGACATCGTAAGACTACAAGATGATTTTAATCGTGTAGATCATTTTGCATGGGGTCACTACTAATGAATCCAAATGATTTCACACCAGAAGACCCTGCACATTACCAACGTGGTAATATACAAGTTTGGGATTTCATAGCAGATCAAGGACTTGATTTCTTCGCTGGTAATGTAGTAAAGTATGTCTGTCGTGCAGGACACAAGGACGATAAAGTCCAAGATTTGAAGAAGGCAAAAGCATACATTGATAAACTTATAGACTTATGTTCCTAGTTACAGGTGGTGCAGGATTTATTGGCAGTAACTTCCTACACTATCTCAAAAAATATACTGGTGTAGATGATCAGGTTGTTATCATTGACAACCTATCTTATGCTGCTGACAAACAATACATGCCACTCAATGATCAGTTTGTATTTGAGTACTGTGATATATCACAGGAGGAGAATGTAAATTATATCTTTGATAAGTATAAGATCAAGAAAGTATTTCACTTTGCTGCTGAGTCACATGTTGATAATAGTATAACTAATTACAGACCTTTCTTAGAAGCAAATGTAATAGGCACAATCAATTTATTGAATGCCAGTCTAAGACATAACGTAGAGAAGTTCCATCACATATCTACTGATGAAGTGTATGGTTCTTTAGAGTATTATGATAAGGTATTATTCAAGGAGACAACACCATATGACCCTAGAAATCCGTACTCAGCAAGCAAAGCAGCGTCTGACCATTTTGTCAAGACGTGGCATAACACTTATGGTCTACCTTATCTTATTACTAACTGCTCTAACAATTATGGTCCTCATCAACATGTAGAGAAGTTGATACCTAAAGTTATATACAATGCGTTTAGAAATAAGATTACATACATGCATCAAGGTGGACATCAAGTAAGAGATTGGTTATATGTTTACGATCATTGTTCTGCAATATGGAAACTGGAAGAGAAGAACATAATCAACGATCACTTCAACGTAGGTGGTTCATGTGAGAAGAGAAATATAGATGTTACTATAATGATATTAGATATGTTGAAGAAACCACATGATCTGATTGGTATCAGCAATGAAAGACCTGGTATTGACAAACGATACGGAATGGATCATAGTAAGATTACACAACGTACAGGATGGAAACCTACTACAGATTTTGAAGTAGGTATCCGTGCTACTATCACATGGTATCTTGAAAAGCTAGTATGATTTCACTATACGGTCACGGTTTCATAGGTAAACATTTCAAAAACCTATACAAGGAACAAGTTGAAGTACAGGACAGAGATGATAGAGTGCCAAGACACAACGACATCCTGTACATGATCTCTACCACCCACAATTACAATGTACATGATAAGATCACTTTGGATGTCGAAACAAATCTTCGAGTCCTTTGTGAAACACTCGACTTCTGTAGATCAGAAGACATCACATTCAATTTCGTTTCCTCATGGTTTGTCTATGGCAAAGGGGGAACACTTCCCGCCACAGAAGTATCGGTATGCAACCCAAGAGGATTTTATTCTATTACCAAAAAGTGTGCGGAAGATCTTATTATTTCTTTCGCAGAAACTACTGGGATGAAATACAGAATTCTAAGATTATGTAATGTCATGGGTGAGGGTGATCACAATGCGACAAGGCAAAAAAATGCATTGACTTGGATGATCAATGAATTGAAGGCAGATAGAGATATCAATGTCTATGATAATGGGTCACATTGTCGTGACATAATGCACGTAAAGGATGTTTGTAGAGCGATAAAACTTGTCATGGATAAAGGCGAATTGAATGAAATCTATAACATAGGATCTGGTGAACCTACAAAGGTGAGTGAGATCATTGAACTCGCAAAACATTTCACAAGATCAAGAGGAAAGATCAACAACATCGAACCCCCAGAGTTTCATAAAAATGTTCAGACACAACATTTTTGGTTGGACACCACAAAATTGAAGAGACTTGGGTTTGCACAACACATAACTAATGAATTCATAGTAAAAGATTTATGTATAACTTAAGCGAGCAGGTTGATAATTTTATATTCAGTCTTCAACAGGAGGGATATAAGACAATGCAATATCTTCCTAACCAAAATTGGAAGGAAGGTGATCCAATATATTATTCAGGTCCTTACTGGGATAATAAAGAAGTTACTGCTGCTATCACAACTCTTTTAGGTGGTAAGTGGTTGCCAGCAGGAGAAAATGTAAACAAGTTTGAACACGCTTTCTCTAAGAAATTTGGATTCAAACATTCTGTCATGGTCAACAGTGGTTCATCTGCTAATTTAGCAATGATTGCTGCATTGAAAAAATATTTTGATTGGCATGATGGTGCTGAAATTATCGTATGTGCATGTGGATTTCCCACCACAATCAATCCAATCATTCAAGCAGGGTTGAAACCTGTTTTTGTTGATATTGATATGGAGGATTTGAATTGGAATTTAGAACAAATAGAAAATAAACTAACACCTAAGACTGTTGCAGTTTTCTCTTCACCTGTTCTTGGTAATCCCTATGACTTCGATAAGTTCTTCAAGATTATTGATCGCAACCGTCTTCAATACATTGCTGACAACTGTGACTCCTTGGGTAGCAAGTGGAGAGGTGAGTTGCTTACTAAAAAAGCCATCGCTGCGTCTTGTTCTTTCTATCCAGCTCACCATATCTGCACTATTGAAGGTGGTATGATCTCCTCTGATGTCGAGGAGATAGTCCAGATCGCCAGATCGTTTGCTTGGTGGGGTCGTGGATGCTATTGTGTAGGTGCCCAGAATAAATTGTCCAACGGTGTTTGTAACAAAAGATTTGGTAGATGGTTGGAAGGGTATGACAAGGATGTCGATCATAAGTATGTCTTTGGCGTTCAAGGATACAACCTCAAGCCTGCCGACTTGCAGGGGTCTATCGGACTTGTGCAATTGGAGAAGCAGACAGAGATACATTGTGTCCGTCGTATGAATAAAACTGCTCTCACTCAAATCTTCAGTCAAATTCCTGGTTGCAGAGTTGTTGAAGAGAAAGAACATGCTGAGACTTCTTGGTTTGGAGTTCCTATAATATATAAGGACGGTAAACATCACCTTGTAAAGTATCTAGAAGATCATGGAATCCAAACGAGGAATTATTTTGCTGGTAACATTCTTATGCATCCTGCTTATCGTCACATTGAACCTGCATCAAACTATCCCAGAGCTTCAGAAGTTTTAGATAATGTATTTTTTGTAGGTTGTTCACCAGTTATTACGATGCCCATGCTAGACTACATAGATCGTGTTATACTGGATTATATAAAAAAATTCAAATGAAGAAAAAAGCATTAGTGTTGGGTGCCGGTGGTTTCATCGGATCTCACATGGTAAAAAGATTACGAGATGAGGGTTATTGGGTGAGAGGTGTAGACCTAAAATACCCAGACTTTTCTGATACTGCTGCCAATGAGTTTGTGACAGGAGATCTCACAGATAGAGACTTCATGAGAAGAGTCATTCACTTTAGAGGAGAGA